AGCGCATTCAAAAATACTTGTTGTTTTGCTGTTAGTTGTCTAGCCACTAAACTCTCCATGATGCATCGCATGGGCTAACTTTGTACTACGCGATTTTACCTGAACTGCCCACCTGCTGTCAAGCATTTCTTTTGCTGCAGTAGGATAATTTTCTTCGTGGATAGCTGCCCACATTTTTTTAAACTTACAAAGTCTTGGTACACCCATATTAAATGCCATGTCCATGACTACAAGTTGACGTACAGCGTCTAGCTTGTCAACGCAAGGGTGCGCCCGAACAAGTTCTTCCTCAACGATCTGTACGTCATTCCCTGCTAGATACATGGCATCAGCTTCGGTGATACCCATAGTATGAACAACTGCCATATTAGGAATATCCATCCACTCCAGTTCTGCTGGCGTAATGCCACGGTCTTCTAGGTTACGTCCAATACCAATGGTATCAATTCCTAGTGAATCTTTGTACACTTCAAGGCGTAGACCTTCGTGTTTAATTAGTTTTTCAATAAAGTCTTCTCTACGATATTTCATTTCTCATGCCCCATCCAAACCGCAAATGCACCTGTCATGGCCCCCGTGACTACACTCACCAGTGCTGCTTGTTGACTTGTCGGGTCTGGTAGCGACATGAACCACTCCACTACCCGCCAAGCGGATAAGGACATCCCAAGCATCATCAGACGGGGAAGTATCTTCCACCGTAGAAATCTTTCCATTGTTACTTCTGCCACGATTTATCCTCGCTTGCTCTTCTGTAGTTCTCTCGTGCATACTCCACATCGGCAACAGGACTACCTCTTACCAAAGAATTTTGTAGCACTGCGTACACCAAAGCTGGCAGCAACAATAACGCCAAGGCTGTATTGATACCACTCAGGCATTTGTTGTAGCTGTGCAAAGCCGTTTGCAACTACTTCTTCCATGCCCGGAACGAACGCAAGAATGAGAGGTACACTGAACAAAATAGTAAGCCATTCATCTTTCCATGATGACTGACTACCTTTAGCCATTTCCAAATCCCAGTCAATTTCGCCCGTTGCTTTATTCTCCATGATGACAGCTTCAGCTTTTGCTTTTGCCACCTTCGCTCCAGTTTCCGCTTTAGCTTTCTCAACTTTACCATTTAACCACGTTCCCGCCAGTTCTGTTACTGGTCCTATCAATAAATTCAACATTAGCCTCTCCGAAATCTAGCAGTCTTTTTTGCAATACCTTTAGGCTGTTTTACAAATTGTTTACCTGCAGCCTTACCTTTTCTTTTTGCTCTAGTTGTAGCAGCATATTCTGCACTTGTCAAGGATTTAATTGCAGCAGAGGGCAAATAACGCTCACCTGTTTTAGCAGATGGCTTACCTGATTTTGTACGCCACTTCTGTTTAGTCCAGTCTTTTAAACTTTTCTGTGGTGATTTCATTACTTTCTTGACTTCTCTATTGCTTGAAATGTTTCTCGTAAACTAGGTGGCTTTTCATTTTTAGGATCATACTTGCATTGTATTTCTTTCGGAAAGTATTCGCTAGTATCTAACCAAACATTATCCACTGTATTGTTAGCACCATAATATACGCACAACCTTTCCCCATCTATAGTCTGGCAACCTTGCAGTCTACATATTACATATTCAGGAGTTGCGTTAGCAGCTAGACCTTTAAGAAATAATACAAAACCAACAAGAAGACCCGCACCAAGTAATGACATTAATATCCATGCCACAATTTCAACAAACTTACGCCTACGTTGCCTTTGTTTGTACAGTGTCTCTTGGCGTTGTTTTCTGATGGTTCCTTCCATTTTTACGAGTTCATCCCATTTGGATTTACCCAGAGTCAAACCAATCCAGTTTTGTAATTCTCTGCGTTGGCTTTCAGCTTTCTGTTTAGCTGCGAATGTCTCCATCGCTTCCTGTTCTACAGACTTACCTGCAAACAACTTTTTGAAGATAGGAGGATTCTTAGCTTCTTTCTCAAGCATGTCTAGGTCGCTCAGTGCGCCCATCCACCTGCCTAAGTCGGATGCCATACTCTCTATGTCACGGCCTACTTGAAAGCCTTTCTTGATAGCACCAAACGCCGCAGAGGCTGTTGCCATCGCACTAATCGGGTCCATTAATATATCCTTACGTTGCCGGGGTTAACGTATCTAGGAAGGCAGTATGCAGTAACTAGATTCCCTTGTTTATGTAGTGTCTGTGCGTACCAGACACATTCTTGCAAATCCCTAAAGAATAAATCTTTGCTCTCTAGTTTTTTGTCTTCTCCAATGCCTACAAATACAAGAAGTAAAAATACATGTTCCACTTCACGACTTGTAACCTCCACCTGCTTTCTTATAAGCTGATGCAAGCATCTGGGCTTTTCTCGCCGACCACTGACCGGGTGCGCCGCCTTTACCGCCAGCTTTAATGCGGTTAAACTGCTGCTTCCTCATTCCGGGCTTAGTGTAGTTGCCAGCTTCATTAACTCTACTCTTGCTCTTCGGCGCACCGCCTTTCGCAAGGTTAACCTTTCTAACTGGTTTCTTTTTCGCTTTTGCTTTTGTAATCTTCGCCATCGTGATAATCTCGCCTCTTTATGCTGTAAAGAAATGTCCATAGATGCTGCCCTCTATATTAGGCTGCTTCTCTACTACTCCAGTAACTAGTTCCATAGTCGTGCAGTATTTCTTGTCCTTTGGCTATGTCGTGAAGTGCGTAGAACCTAATAAAGTTATCGTCCTCTTCATTTACATCCCACTCTGCATTAGGAGTTTCGCTGTGGTTATATATCATAGCCAAGCCTAGTGGAATACAATACAAGTCATCCTCGCCTTCGTAGGGAGAATAAAACATGTAGTCGTGAAGAACACACTCATCGCCTATGTCGCTTTCACTAGAAACCAGATAAGGACATAGTTCTATAGTATCACCTACAGAATAGTCCCTATCTGCGAAAACACCAAGGCCGTGTATTTTAGATTTAGCTACGTAAGGCAATTACTTCTTCTTCTTTGCCATACCGCCACGCATCATCTTTTTCTTCTTAGACATCTTAGCCATGCCACCGCCCATCATCTTATTCTTCATCATACCGCCGCCACGCATTTTTTTAGTCATGCCACCGCCGCGCATTTTCTTCTTAGCCATTTTAGCTTTACCCATTGCCATTTCGTAATCTCCTTCTGTCAAGAACTAAGGCTTCATATACATCTTCTGGAAAGTGTTCATAGTAATTAGACTTTTCCAGATACAACGCTGCATCGTCTAGTTTAGATAATAACTGCACAAAGACCATACAGTAAGATAAGCTGTCATCAGTAACCCCGTCATCTACGAGGAAATCAAGTCCAGCTTCTGTTGCGTCATAGTCGGGGTGGAACACCATCAGGTGCAAATCAATACCTGCCACTGACGCTAACTCATTTATGCCATCACAATACCCATCTAGGTATTCCATATCTGGCAAATTCTCTTCTGCCCACACTACGATTTCATAGTCGTGGTCATTAAAAGTACGGACCTCTTGCATGAGTCCGTCTAGCCCTGTATTAATACTGAAGACTACTTTATCATCAGCCCATGCTTTTCTAGCATAGGGGCAAGGTGGTAGACCATTTAGTTTTGCGTTAGGTACTTCTAAAAAGTCTTTTGACCACTTGCGTATGTCTGCTTCAACTCTATGCACGTTTATTTCGTTTGCCAGCAGTCTTTGTTCTGGCAAAAGACCTGTTCTGAGAAGGACGCTGGAGAGCAAGGTTGCCTCGCCTGTTATCACGAGGATTGCCATTCTTGTGGGCTACATCTTTGCCATCACCACGCTTGGCTACCCCAGCCTTCATCAATGCCCCACGAGCAGCGTTACGTGCAGTTCTACGTTTGATCTGCTCTGGCTTACCTTGATAATTGTCGTACTCTTTACGGTAGTTGCGTTTCTTTGCAACACCGCCAACTGCCATCTTTTTACTTTTTTTCTTGTTTTTAGCCACGGTTTTTTTCTTCTGACTTTCTATAAACTTTCTAAAAACAGCAGCGGCGGCTATTTTACCTGCCGCCTTTGCCCGTTGTTCCATAGCTATAGCAGCCTGTGTCTTGTGTGCATCGGTTCTGTCTGACGCCTTAATTTTACGCACACTAGCTTCAGCATCTTTCACTGTAGCAAACTTCAGTCCCGTTATAGTTCCTTTAGGGTCTTCGTCTGTGTACAGATCACTATGCTTTTTTGACTTAGCAGGTTGACCCTTTTTTCGTGGAACTCTAGGAGCCATGTCTATTTCTTCAAAATTTTTCTAACTACGTCTGGGCGTTTCTTAGCCAGAGCCTTTAGACCGGGGTTTAGATTGTCCGTCACGAGTGCGCCTTTAGAGAGGTACATGTGTTGCCTTCCATTAGCCATGCCACCCATAGCCATTTGCATTGGGCCAGTTTTTTTCTTTGCCATGCCACCTTTATTGTTACCAAGACCTAATTTACTTCTTTCTTCTTTTATTTCTGAAGAAGCAGCTT